GAAGTTCATCGCGACGACGGCGTGATCCACAAGGACATCACGACCAAGGTCACGGAGCTGGAAGTCGAGCTGGGCAAAATGATCGACGGCGTGGCGAAGAAGTTCGACAAGTTCGAGGAGACGCAGGAGCGCAGGGATCAGGAGAACAGGGAGTTCTCCTCCAAGGTGCTAGCGAAGCTAGCGCGGATCGAGGGCGCCTTCGCGACAATGAGCTCTCGGAAGTTTGGGTCGACATCCGAGAGCTTCACCAACTTGCCGGCCCAGCGCCCGCCGAAGCCCGGCGGATCGTCGTCGGAGGACTGACGACGTAGCTACTATTCCCTTTTGAGATGTATCCGAGCGCGGTCGGCCACAAGTTCATGATTCAGTACGCGGTGTCAGGAACCGGCGGGTTCGACGGCACCGAATACGGGCGAGCGCGACGTACGGTCGATCCGGGTTTGGGCCCGAACGCGATCGTCTACTTCGCTTCGAAGCTCTACGGCACTGCGTCCAACGGCTTGACCATCGAGTACGTCGACGCGGGCGCGGGCGTCGTCGTGAGCGCGACGACGGTGACCCAGGTCGGCGCGGCGATTCGTGTGCTGCTGCGGCGCAGCGCGATTGCTGTGCTCGCGACAGCCCTGGAAGTGGCCGCTGCGGTCAACGCCTTTACCGCGTATAGCTCCCCCGCGTTCGCTATCGCCGCGCGGGCGAATGGAACGGGCCTGTCCGTTGTTTCGGCGATTGGGCCGCTCGCGTTTACGGGCGGAGCGGACCCCGTTCGAGAGGGCTCACAGTACCTCTGGACGGTGCCGACCAACGGCAACGCAGGCTTCGTGCAGCTGGAGAACCCCTTCCCGATGTGGATCTTGGGCTTCTCAGCGCGCTTCAACGTGTTGCTTCCGGGTCCGTTCACGGTCACCGTGCAGCGCGTGCGCTTGGAAGCGGATCTGACCCCCGTGCTCGGAGAGGCGGTCGGTATCTTCGTCTTCAGCGGGCTCACCCCCAGCGCGGTCGACATCGCGTACACCGACGTGAAGCAGCTGGTTCATCCGGGACAGGGGCTCCTCATCACGACGAGCGCGCCTCTCACCGGATTCTTCAACATCGACGTGATGCGTGCGGCGGAATTCCCGTACGCTTGAGGCGCAATGAACTCCTACGAGTACCTCCTGAAGTCAGCGGACGAGCAGATGGGCTACTCCGCGCAGCCGCGCACCAAGGTGATGCCCAGCAGCGCAGCGCCTGGGGCGCCCGCACTGCCGCCCGCGCCTTCTGTCGCGCCGACCACGTCAGCGCCTCCGCCGTCGCCCAAGCTGGGAGGGCTGCTCGGCGACGTCGAGCAAGCGCTGATGCGCCGTCGCCTGATGCACGAAGCGGAGCGCGCGGCGCTCGCCGGTGCTTCTTCGGCGGGGGATCGCTACAGGTCCGCGCGCAACACGGCGCTGAAGAGCTTGGGTCTCCACGGCCTCGGAGCTGGGCTTGGGGGGCTGGCGGCCTACTCGGCGGGGAAGCATCTTCTTCATAAGATGCAGCCGCCGCAGGCCCCGGCTCAGCCGTCAGCGGAGGACTTCGCGGAAGGATCCTCCGGGTAGTATTCTTGGGTATGACCGTCGTAGGCTACCCCGTCACGTCAGCTTTCCCGACGCGCGCTGAAGTGCGGCGTTTCATGCGGGACTACCCGGGTCCGGTCAAGGACACGGGCACGCTCAATGTCCTGCTCGACAACGTCGAGTTCTCGGACGCGGACATTGACGCGGCTCTGGGGCATGCGGTCGACCTGTACAACGTCATGACGCCTGTCACGAGCCTCGGGATGGCGTCGATTCCGCGTGCCCTGACGCTCTACGGCGCGATCTCGCATCTGATGCTCTCTGAGGGCATGCGCCAGCTGCGCAACCAAGCCACCGTTCAGGACGGCAACGTGCAGCCGATCGGGATCGACGACAAGCAGGCGCTCTACCAGCAGTGGGCCGACTGGATGCGAAACCAGTTCATGACCATGGCGCGCGCGGTGAAGACGCAGCGCAACATGGAATCGGCCTGGGGAGGCCTCAGCTCGGGGTACTTGAACACGACGCGCAGCCATGGGTGAAACTTGTGCGAGTTTACCGTTTGAGGTAAATTCACCACATGCCGCCTGTCGTCGATTGCATGATTCTCCCATCTTCATCAGAGCCCATCTTCACCGTTATCGTGGATGATGGGGAGTCCCAACAGGTGCGTTGCGCCTGTTCTCACGTCTTCACGGCGTGCTGCGCGCCCGAGGAAGATGTTGTGTTCTGCATCGAGACGAAGCGCCTACACCCGCTGTGCCCACGGTGCGGGCGGACGACGGCGGTTCGGGCGGAGGAGTAGCCGTGGTTTCTGCGGTTCTTTCGGCTCTCTTCAACGCAAACTTGCGTCGGCGCTACGCCTTTCGCCTCTTGAAGCACGTTGAGGGCGTCGCCGTCTATGTACCTCAAGATCGGAGGGCGCGAGAGCTATTCGAAGGCACGCTCGCTTTTGCGCTTGGAAACGATGTTTACGTCGTTTCGACCCGTGCGTTCACAGCGGTTGTGCGTAGGCACGAGCTGGAGCACGTGCAGCAGTTTCGTAGAGAGGGTGTGTTGTTCTTTCTGCGTTATTGGTGGGCCGATTACGCAGTAGGGTACTGGGCTAACCCGTACGAGCGGGCTGCGCGACGGGCGGAGCGCCTGTCCCCTCGGAAGGCGACGGGCGGCGGAGGGCGCCCTGCAACGCTCGGCTAGCCCCGTACGCCAGTCCTCCGCCGAGTAGGGCCCCGGGAATGCGGCCGGTGAGCGCGCGATGAAGGAGGCGCCTTCGGGCTCCCTTTCGTGCTTCCATCAGGGTGGCGATGAGTCCCCCGTGGATAGACTGTACCGGCGCCTTTTTGCCGCGCAGCACTTGTTCGAGCTTTCCCCCCAGCGCGCTTCCTGCCACAACGCCTGGGACGGCGCCGAGAAGGGCGGGGTCTTCGCTTGTGGCGTAGATCCCCCCTGCGAGGCCCGCACCGACCGCACCCCGGGCCAACCAGGGCGTAGCTTTTCGCAAAGCAACAGCCTTGGAGTACGGGCTCTTCACCACCGCGCCCACGGGGCGAAGAGCGTCAGAGCGAAGAAAGTCGCCGGGGAACGCATTCCGTTGGGCTTTGCCCTTGGCGACTTGGATGCCCGCTTTGTTGTAGGCCATGGCGGGGGCCGACGAACACACTCCTCCCTCACAGACAGGGAGGTCTTTCCCTTTTTGCAGGCTTTCGAGCTTAGGCACGAATAGGTCGTGCAGCCATGTCTTTACGGCGTTTCCCGTGTTGTACGGTGCCTGCGCGCGCCCCATCATGTCCTTGATGAAGACACGCTTCTGTTCGGGGGTCAGCTTCTTGTTGGGGCGAAGTAGAACGGCGTCTTCGTAGCCGAGATGTTTCATCTCAGCAGGAATCTTGCTGGATTGTTGCCGAAGCTGTTGGCGGGTGTCCTGCGCGTAAGAGGGATCCGAAAAGGATCCTGCTGACGTCGTGGTGCCCTGCCCGCCTCGGCGACCCACGACGGGTTGTACGTGATAGAACTCAGACCCGGTCAGCGGCCGGATGAACGATTTCCAGAACGAGCCGGAGGGCTTGCTGGTGACGAGGACGTCGCCAGTGCGCGCGCGGCGCGCTAGCTCCGCCAGCGTCTTGTGCCGCTGGATGCTCTCGTTAAGGAGGGGATCGTGCTTCACGGATTGCTGTCCGATAGCCCCTAGAAATGGAGCCATCGCGGCTCCCCCCATCGCGAGATTCCGACCAACGTGGGATGATTCCTCTTCGGAATCAGCGGCAATTTTCAGGGCCGCCACGAACTTCGAGAGGGCAACCGGAGAAGGCATGCTGCAAGTGTAGCTCTTGAACTTGCAGGTATACTTTCCGTATGGCGCTGATGCGTAAGCGATTCTCCACCGTGAATTTCTTCATTGACCGACCCAAGGGGACGGTCAAGGTCTGGCCGCGTCCAGATGGCGGAGAGAAGCGCTTCGTCTACCCGTGCGACTACGGGTACTTTCCCGGGCTCAAGGGCGAGGATGGAGAGGGGCTCGATGCGTTCGTCGGCGACGAACCCACGGGCCACTACGAAGCCTTCCAGAAGCTCAAGCCGCGCACCGAAGGCGGAATGGAGCTCGACGAAACGAAGTTCCTCGTGGGCGTCACGGACGCTGAGCGCGAGGCGATCTATCGTCTTTACGGCGAAGAGATCCACGCGCGTCGAGTCTTTCGGGACATGGAGCATCTGCGCGAAGCGCTGGAGAAGTTCGAGTTGAAGAAGAAGGAGCGCTACGTGAAGACGGCACAGATGAAGGCTTCCAGCGACGTGGCCGCGCACTTCGTCACGCGTTTGAAGCGCGCGGCTTCGGCTGAGCGGGGTTTGCTCACTGCTGCGCGAAAGGAAGCGGCGCTCAAGACCGTGCTCGCGCGCTACAAGCTGAGTGACCTCAAGCAGGCGGACATCGACAAGCTGATTCGCGGCCACGTAGTGGCCGCTCCCAACCCCGATCGCCAGACGCCCGCTGAAGAGGCGTCGATCGAGGACCGACTCATGCGCGTCTTTGATCGCGCCGACGCGAAGACGACGAGCACAGGGACGGAGTCTTCGAATGGGTCAATGCCCCTCGAAGGCAGCGTGACGCTGTGAGCTCTGCCGATGCGCGCCTGACCAAAGTCCGCGCGCAGCTGAATGAGCTGGCGCCATTTCAAGACGGAGACGAGCGCGTTCTTGCGCGTCTGCGTGCGAAGGCGCAAGTTCCGGTGGAATACGACGAGCAAGAAGAGCTGGGTGGCTATCGTAGCCCTGCGTTCGGGCAGCACAAAGTTACATTGCACCCGGAGTTGAAGAACCATGTCCCCTTACTTGCGCATGAGCTTGGCCATGACGCGGTAGAGCGAAAGTGGTGGGGGCCTCTTGTACAAAATCGGATGGCGGGGGCCGCGCACATGCTGTCCCCGCTCTACGCAGCGGCGGCAGGCGCGGCAGGCGCCTCTGTGAAGCGGCCTTGGCTGCGCCATGGGGCCGCGCCCGTGGCGCTTGCGCTTTCGGCAGCGCCGACGTTGCTCTCAGAGCACACGGCATGGAAGGAGGGCAAGCGTCTGTTGCAGCAAGCGGGGGGCACTGAGCGGAATCAGGAAGACATGGATAATCTTCGGCGCGGCGCGATGCTCTCGTACTCTATTCAGCCCGTTTTGGGCCTTGGCGCGGGGTTGGCCGGTGCGCTTGCAGGGCGCCGCCTCTTTAAACGCGCTTCGGTCGGGGCCGCACGCCGCGTCGTCGAGCTCTACATGAAGACCGCGAGCCCAGAGTTGGTTCAGCGCGCGTTCCCTGCGTTGTCGGCGGCTTTCGATTCGTACAGCGCCGTGCGTGAGCAAGAGCGCCAAGCGCAGCTCGCGCGGAACTTCACGCTGTACCCAGGGCTCACGGCCGAGTACACGATGTCCAACAACGGTATGCCGATGGGAGGAAATCTTGGCCAACTTCCCGCTCAGCCGGCGCAACCCCATCATCGACGGCATCGGCATCATTCGGGTTAGACTGTAGGTATGCACAACGTCCCGTTTGACGTCTGTCTCCGCTGTCGCCAAACGCGGGTGGTGCCTGCGTTCAGCACGGGGGCGGTCAAGCCGCATTGCGGATGCAGCGATTCAGCGCCTGCTGATCCGTCTGCAGAAGTTGATTTCGAACGGGCGGTTGCCGATGCGTACGCCGCGTTCGAGACGGAATGTGCAGACGAAGATCCGCTGCAGACGCTGCTTCGGATGCAGCACTTCGCGTCGAGCGCGTCGATGGCCATGCTCGAAGGCAACACCAAGCTCTTTCTGTCATGCCTCGTGAGCAACGCCGCGCTTTCGAGGTTGCTCTCAGCGCGGGCGCTCACTTCCGACGAGGACTCCGATGACGACGATGACGCAGACCTGGATGGCGCGACTTCGCGCGATCCGTAAAGTCGCCGCTGAGTACGGTCTCGACGGCGACGCGTTGGCGTCGATCGGAGCTGTTTCGCGCTCTCCTGCCCCGGAGCGCGCGTTGGATGCTTCTCGTGATCGGCAGAACCTGCGCGCGGGTGTCGCGAGCGCCTTTGCCACGAACGCGACGCTGGATCGCGAAGTGCCCTCGCATGCGCCCGAGCCTGGAGTAGTTCACCATCACGTGGGTTGAGCTCTTCACAGCCGCGCGGTACGCTTTGTACCGCGTATGAGTGCAGGCAAGCTGACGGTTGCGTGCGGCCCGATGTTTTCTGGGAAAACAGAGGAGCTGCTTCGTCGTATTCGACTTGCGTACCACGCTGACGTGGGGGTGCAGATCTTTTCTCCTTCGACGGACACGCGGCGAGAAGGGCGCTTGATCTCGCACGCGGGTACGGACCTCGCGGACCTGCAGGTGCCTTTTCAGGTCACGGTGATCGACCCTGGAGAACCGTTCGCGGCCCGTGTGCGTGCAAACGTCCGCTTCGTCGCGTTGGATGAGGCGCAGTTCTTTTCCTCCACAGCGGTGGAGGAGGTGCTGCATCTGCTCCACACACGCGGTGTTTCCGTCTTCGCGTCAGGGCTCGATCGTGATTTTCGAGGCGCGCCTTTCGGCATCATTCCGACGCTCCTTGCCCACGCGGATGAGATCTTGAAGTTCAAGTCCATCTGCGCGTACTGCAAGAGCGAGAACGGCTCCATGTCGCATCGACTTGTGGCCAACGACGCGCAGGTCCTTGTCGGCGCGCGGGACGCGTACGCCCCGCTGTGCCGCTCGTGCTGGGTCAAGGCGACGGGGCGATGATTCTCCTCGACGCGCTACCCCCGCGCAGCTTGCCTCCGCATCTGGCGCTGGTGATGTACCGCCCCCTCGGGCCGCAGGCTGCGATTGCGGCTCTCCAGGAGTGCCGCAAGGCGTTTCTGGTGACGCCAGGGCTGGGCCCCCGGTTGGAGGCGCTGGCGGGCTGTGCGCTGCCTTTGGACGCCTCGGCGCCGAGCGCGCTACCAGGAGACGTATTGCTCGTTTGTCCGAAGGGCCCCGAGCTCGCGTTTTGGCACGTACAGATTCGCTGAGGCTACTCGAACATCCAGATCTCGCCGCGCGCGTTCGAGGGCACGGTCAAGTACAGCGAGCTGGCGGGAGCGTTGTAGCGGAAGAGCATCAGCAGGGGCCGATCCGACGGCGGGGGCGTCGGGTTCGCCGAGAGCACGGTCGCGCCGTCTCCTGCGACGTTCCAGGCGAGGCTGATCGAGCCCTCGTACAGAAAGACCAGGATGAAACGGGGATTGGTTACGGACCCCGCAGGCACGAGCTGATTCGAGACGGGCGTCAAATGGTTGAAGCCGTAGATGATCTGCTCCGTGCCCGACATGTCGAAGCTGAGGGGGATCGGCGCCGGTTGCGCGCCCTCCGCGAGCTGAACCAGCAGATTTCCCGTGAGCTTGATCTGTTTCGCCATGGTGTTGTCTTAGTGTAGGAGACGGAGGTTTTGCATGTCGTTCAAAGCAGTGACACGTGGTGGTCGACTCTTCTACGTTCCTGGCGCACTCGCAGTGCCCCAGGAACAAGGCTTCGACGCTCGCGTAGCGCAAGTCGAAGGGGACACGTCGAAGATCGTGTTCGTTCGTTCCTGGGAGGAGGTTCCGTTGCCGGAGCCCCAGGTGGTTGTGGCCCTTCCCGAGCCGGAGCGTACGATCGAAGTTCTTCCCGCGCTCGTGTTCAACCCCCCGCGCAGCGAACGGCGTAAAGCGGATCGCGGTTAGGCGAGACCTGCGCGCTGCTTCCAGGCGAGGGGGCGCGCGCGGAGCCACGCAGGTTCTCCTCGCGTCTCGTCTCCGGGCCTTGCCACGAGCATGCCTCCGGTGCCGTAGCGCCCGGCGCGAATCATGGCTGCGCGCGTCATGGGGCCCGGAATGCCATCGGGGTCGAGACCGAAGGAGGCTTGCAGCTCTTTCCATAGCTTCAAGTCGTCACCGGCTTCGACGTCCAGGCACATGTACCCTGCGGCCTTGAGCGCCAAGAATGGCAGATCAGAAGGATCGCCTGCGCCACGTTGTGCGTACAGGCGGCCGGTGTCCTTGTTGGCGCTCCAGATGTTGCGGTGTCCGTAGAACAAGCACAGGGATGCGCCAGCTCCGTGCGCGCTCAGCGCGCGCGTCAACATCCCCGCGAAGGGACGACCGTCTCGCCACGCGATGACACGCGGAATCCCGCAGTGATACGACCACTCGTCGCACAGCCGCACGTAGCCGTCGAGTTGGATCTGCGTCAGCGTTCCTTCTTGGGTCTGCGCTAGCTCCCAGCCGTCCGTGTAGCGATTGACTTGCGCGGCGTGCCACGATGCTCCGGTGCCGGGGTCCGAGTTCTGAAGGGTGGACTCGTCCAGGTCCTTCGTCAGCGTCCACGACTTGTGATCGACGTTCGCGTTGTACCGGGCGTAAGCCCAGTCACGCACGGATTCGATCAGGCTCTTGGAGTCGAGCCGTCGAACGGTGCCCGACGTCGTGTGCGTCACGTGTCCGCGAATCCAGTCGCTCGCAGGGTCTCGACGCGTGACTTCGGAGAGCTTTGGAATCTTCGTCCCCTGCCCCCTGGTCGCGGTTCGTACGACGTCAGGGGGATCCAGGAAACATGCGCTGTTCGGCACTTCGATGCGGTGGCCGTATACGACGAGGCTCATGCCAAAGCGTAAGTCAATCGTTGCTTTTCCGCGAAAGTAGAGCACCTTTTAGGGGTGGCTCCTCGTTCCCTACCCCTGTCTGTACGCCTTGCGAGAGCGCTTTCGCGCGGCATGCAGTGGAATTGGGTGTATTGGCACGCGTCCGTACGAATGGACGAGCGAGAGGTTCTCGTCGCAGCGGTTCCGCAGCGCATCGTGCAGGCCGTAGAGCGCGGCGAACTGACCCGCCTTCACGCGGCGCAGCTCCTTGCGTCGAGGGCTCGCGCGACGCTCGATGACTTTACGCCGTACGTGCCTCTTTGGAGTGAGGCGCTCGCTCAGTTGTTGGCGCTGCGCGTCGATGCGCGTCGCGCCACGCTCTTCGGGTACATGGCGCACGACTTGGCTCTCGCTGGGCGATGGCCTGAGGCGTTTGAGGCCGCATGGAGCGCAGCTGAGATCGAGCGATCCTATTCAGGTCGGCTGAGCAAGTGGCGCCCGCTGCTTGGCTTGGTCGCGCAAGAACTGGTACGTTCAGGGGATGTCTCAGGAACCTCAGACCCCCGTGTTCGATCGGCAGCAGAAGCGTCCGCTGGAGTTTCGCGTGCGCGACATGAAAGACGACGGAGGCATCAGCGAAGCTGACGCCAATCGTCTTGGACGTTACTCAGCCGATGCGCTGCTCATCATCCGCTACATCGCAGACGGCGACAGCCTCGCGATGCACCTTCATGCGCAGAACGGCGCGACGCAGCAGAGCCTCGGGGTGGAAGCGCTCTTCGCGGCGTGGCTTCGCCTCACCGCGCACATCACCGGGCTTCCGGCGGATGACGACATGAAGAAGCGCCAAGGCTTCCTGGTCTACGTGCTGAAGCTGCTGGGGCTCGATGAGCAGCTCCAGATCATTCAGAACGCTTCGGGGGGTCCGGGATCACACTTTTCGCAAGTGGATGCAGGGGCGCTGTCTTCGGATTCAGCGAACCCCCAAAGCCCACGCTGACGTTGCGCACGCTCATGTCTCCGTGCGAGTGCACGTAGCCCGCTTTCAGGGCTTTGGACCCGGGGTAGTCCAAGACATAGAGCCCTTTCCATTGGTGGGGCGCGGAGATGATCACCTGCTGCATCGGCTCGGCGCAGCTCGGGCAGGGGATTGTTTCCGGTCGAGCCGAGATGGAGCAGAAGTGCTCGATGCTGTGGTTGTTCTTGCACGCGTAGTCGTAGGTCGGCATGGGCTTACGAGCAGCTTGCATCAGGTTCGCCGATAGGTCGAGGACGCATGTCTTCGCCAAACGCGACGGGGGCTAGTTCGGTGGCAACGGCGGCTTCTGCCTGAGCCAGCGTCGTCTGAATCGATTCGATGCCGGCCAGGGCGTCGTCGGTCGTCGGGGGCCCGAACAGGCCTTGAAGCATCGCGAACGCGGCAGCGATGGGGGCAGGATCCGGGCCAACACAGAGCAGAACCACGCCCGTTACGTACTCATCTCCTGTGTCAAAGGAGGGCCGATTCGGATCACTGGTGTCGTCCACGGTGAGGACCACGTCGGACAAGAACGTCCCTACGCTGCCTTGTCCTTGTCGAATGGTCGTGAACACGTCGGCGTCGGGCGTCGCGAAGATCGCCTGCATCTGGGAGAGGTACCCGTTGATTTCCGCGACCTGTCGGGACAGGCGGTCGACTTCGCGCCCCAAGAAATCGAGGTAGGCGTTGTTGGTCTCGTTGATGTTGCGTGATGCGCCTCCGAGGGTTTGGAGGTTTTCAAGGGCCTTGTCCAAGAGTCGATCGAGCCCTGGTAGCAGCGTTGCGATAGACGGGGAGCGCGCCCAGTCAGGGGCGACGCTCAAGCGTGCGTCGGTCAGCTGCGTGCGGTTGGCGGGACGGCGCCACTCCGCACACGAGGAGAGCAGGCTGTAGGGGTTCTCGACGGTCGTTGGAGGCTCTGTGCGAGGCGAGCCGTTGGGGCGCGTACGAGGAGGTGAGGGCGCGGCGCTTTCGGATCCAGCGGTGCTCTCGATTCGGGACTTGAAGGCGACGTGGTAGAAGTACGGCTGGCCGGTTGCTTGATCGCTGGTGTCGATGAAGCGGTTAACGATTCCGTCGTACGGCGCCACCTTGAGCACGCGCGCGCCAAAACGCCCCGTTTGACCTTCTCGAAGATTGACGTCGTCGAACAGGTCTTGAACGAGGGTCACCGTCTTCGCGCGAAAATCCGTCGAGCGAATTACGGCGTATTCGGTGGGCACTACGCGCGCCCCGTCGTAGCTCAAGAGCGCGGTGGATTGAGGCACGCGCTCCCATTCCAAGACAGGGAAGTACCCGCGCCCCGAGGGGCTGATGCGGATTCCACGCGGCACGAAGTCCGAAACCCCGCGACTCGCGCTCACGCGATTCGCGCTGCGCGTCGTCGCGAAGAGTCGATCGAAGAACGTGGCGGCGCTCAGCAAGCTGGTGACGTCTGAGGCTCCTGCCAGCAACAGGGTGTACGTCCAGTAGCTGGCAGGATCGAACTTCGGCCGGTTTCTATCCCCCGGATCGTAGAGGGCCTCAGCGAGCGTCTTCACGAAGTAGGCATTACCGCCGAGGAAGAGATCGTCGGGGTTGAAGATCTGCGTGAACGACGGGCTCTGTCGAACGCGAGCGGCGGTCGCCGTCGACAAGCTGTTGAGGATGTTCTGCTGTGGAATCTGCACGAAGTTCGAGCCGGGCTCGTCGGGGTTGTTCGGTCTACTGGCGAGCGAGACGAGGCCCTTCTTCGGCAAGGGCACGACAAGGACGTAGACACCTGCGGAGTCAAGCAGCTCATTCACGAAGGTCGTGAGCGTCCCAAGCGCGGTTTGAATGGCGCTGTTGACGAGCTGTACGCGTTCGCCCTCTTCTGTTTGAACGACCGCTTGCGCCGCGCGCGCTTGGGTCTGCACGATGGACAGCGCCGTCTTTACGGCGTCAAGCCCCGTTCCGATCGTCTGCGTGATCGTCGCCACTGCGGGCGGAAGGGTCAGATTCAAGCTCTGCCAGTTCATCGGTTGAGTCCTTCGGCGGCGACTGCATCGCCAGCAAGCGTTGCGCTTTTGTGAGCTTGTCCAAGGTCTGGATACGCAGTAGGGTGCTTAGGAGCAGCCCTACGTCGCGCGCTCGCGCGATGACCTTCGGCCGTTTTGTCCACACATCAGGAGTCTACCACCATGCAGCACAGCGCAATCATCGGTACGTCGGGGACAGTCATTCAGATCGTCGATCCCTCGACGGGCATGTACTTGGACGTCACGTTTCATCCGGGACAGACGCATCACGCTCTGCGGGTGCTCATGAACGGGAAGCAGTACGTCGCGCATCTTCGCCTGACTCGGATCGAGACCAGCGACGAAGACGACGTGGTGGCTTCGCTCCGCGTTCCAGCGGCGCCTTCGGACGCGCCGCCCGTTCGCTCCGCCGCGCCGCACCCGGCGACGGTGCTCAAGCCGGAGGATCGCACTCGCGCGGGGGTCGAGGGCGCGCGGGCCAATCCCATCAAGCCATCTTCGGAGGCGCGTCCGAATACGCCCCATCCGGCGACGGTGCTGCGGCCGGAGGATCGTACGCGGGCAGCGATGGAGGCCGCGCGCGTCGATGGCGTCAAGCCGCAGACGACGGCGGCGAGGGCTCAGCAAGAGGCTCAGCGCGCGGCGGTCGAGTCGGAGATCGAGCGCGAGAAGCAGGAGCCCGTCATGTCGGACGAGGAGCTCGGTGTGCTGCGCACGGAGGTCGCGCTTCAGCGCCAGAAGAACTCCCAGTTGGCGGGCGGCGGTCAGATGGGCGCGCTGGAGCCACTCGTCGAGGGCGACGTGGACCTGCATCAGCTCGACGAGCATCCGATGACGGATGACGAAGTCGAGGCCCTGCAGCAGGACGCGGCGGCGCTTCGTGATCGAAGCGAGGACGGCGCCCCGGCATCGGGTGAGATGCTCCCCGACTACATCGACGATGCCCCTGCGCCCGCCTCGCCGGAAGCCCCGAAGGGCTCGGAGAGCAGCAAGGGCGGCAAGGGAGGCAAGGGCGGCAAGGGCGGCGTCACCCTCCGTTGACGCAGCCTCGGGGGATCAGGCCACCGCGAGCTGTTCGCTCTGAAGGCGCTGGTAGTCGAGCAGGACGTTGGTGTGCACGACATCTCCGATGGCGACGCCCGCCGCGACCAGCGCGGCCGGAGCGGCGGTCACGACCATCGACGTGTCCGTGTGCAGCGTGATCGTCGCCGGGGCGCCGCCCACCTGGGCCACGGCTTGCTCGCCGGCTCCGCACGCGAGATGCGTCTTCTCGACGCTTCCGAGGCTGCCCGCGCCCACGGCAGTGGCCTGCACGAGCGCGTTCGCGTTGGCGTTGCCGTTGATCGCCGCTGCGAGGTTCGCCATGGTGGTCGTCGCGGCGATGCGCGTCACCACGATGTCGTTGCCCGTCACGGTCACCGCGTCGGCGCCCTGGCTCGCGAGGAGCTTCACGCTGATCAGGTTGCCCTGATTTCCCGCGCGCTGCGCTTGGAGACGCAGGCGGTTGGTGGGGTCCGTTCCGCTGATCAGGAAGTCCGCGAACGCGACGCCGGTTCCGTCGCCGCCATCGAGGAAGCGGAACGGGCGCGTCGCGACCGCGTTCGGACCGACGATGCTCTGCTTGTCGGCGAAGGGCGCCACTTCCTGCGCGGCGATCACGGCGGTCGCCGTGATCCACACTGAGGCGAGGGCCGAGCCTGCCACCTGCGCGGCGATGGCCGTCGTGGTCGACGCAGCGGCGGCGGGCACGATCGTGATCAAGACCTTGCCGTCTGCGTACTCTTCGACCGAGACGGAGCCGCCGCCGGACGCGGCCTTGATCCAGACCGCGATGTTGTTCCCGCCGGGGCCCTTCTGGACAGCGGTGAAGGTCAGCAACTTCTCGGGCTTGTTGTAGAGCGGCGTCTTTCCTGCCGCGCCGTACGAAACCGCCGTGACTCGCTCACGGTAGATGTCGAGCGTGGACTGGAGGCCCGGGATCAGGTTCTCACCGCGAACGGTGAGAGCGGCGCCGCCTCCCACCGAGACCGAACCTTCGACCTGATGGATACGAGGCCGACCGCCAGGAATCCATGCGATCGAGTAGGTCAGTGCGGGACGGGTGCGCAGCGGGATGACTGCGCCCGTGCCGTCGACAGCAGGGATGCGCCGCTGCGAGAGCTTGCGCAACTGCGGCTTCAGGCGGTCCCAGACGGAGCCGGGGCAGCGGATCACGACGGTCTCGCCGCCGTCGGCGGAAGCGCGCGTGAAGGTCGCTTCGGGCGCCGTGGTCTCCAGGCCGAGGATGTCAGCGACGACGGCCGACGAGTTCGCCACCAGGGTCAATTCGACGTACATGAGCTTCTCCTTGAGCCCTGTAAGTAGGGCTCGCGGGAGGAGTATAGCTCAGCCGACCTTTGTGACGGTGCAGCGCGCAGGGGAAAGGTCTAGAACAAGGGGTACAGCTAGCGGCGCGAGGGTTGGAGCGGGCGCTGGGAGCCCAGGCGGATGCAAGTGCGACGAGATCAACAGAAATTGAGCGTCGAGCTGCGTTTTCAGCGCGTTGAGCGCGACGCTGAGCGCCTCAAACTTCGTCGCGTGACTGTCCGCTGGCCCCAACTGAATCGAGTCTGGGCGGGTGGTGTTCACCTTGAACACTGAGCCTTGCGGAGTGAACTCAATGTTGCCACCGAGCGCCTGTACCGCGTAAAGCTGCCCCTCCCGAACTTCGAAGCGCATTTGCCCGCTAGAGATCGTTGTTCGACGCCCCGCGACGATTTCGTTAGCGTTTCCACCTACTCGCACGTTGTGGTCTTGCGTTACGGAGGTAGTGCTGGAACCGCCGACGAACACTTCTTCGTTGTTGCTCACGTCGCGACGTACGTTGGCTTCGTATTGAACGTTGGCGTTGCCGCTGACGCGCTCAGTGCTTTGGCCTTCGACTTCGGTCACTCGCTGCCCGTAGAATCGAACAGGGTTGACGTCGCTATCAGCGCCGCCTCCGTGCTGATTGATTCCGCCCGCCGCGAAGATCTCGCACGCTCCGGTGGCACCAACATGAAAGCGGAACAGAGCCTGGCCCTCGCGGTTCGTGACTTCGAGCTTCACGACGTCGCCTGTGTGCCCCACGTCGAGTCGAATGGTGTAGTTCTCTTCGTCTCCACCGGTCTGCGTGATCTGATCGCTTCCGCCACGCCAGACGAATGAGGTCTTGCCGTCCTCGTTGATGATCTTCGATTCGCCCATCCAAGAGACCATTTGGTACAGGCCGGTCACGATCTTCACGAGATCGCCCTCACCAAACGCTTGGACTTTGGCGAGGGCGCCGCCTCGGATCTGCGCGATCTTGCCGTGTAGCGCGGCCACGGAGGCGCCATCTGGGCTTGTGCCGACGAAGTCGCCGGGCATGATGTCTCGGGGCTCGTTCGGGGCTCTCGAACTCGCGCCCAGATTTCGTTGAAGAACGGGGTCATCTCCCCCGTGCCCCGTGACGTCGGTGACCGATTGCGGCGTCTCGTTGCTCGTCGTCGCTACCTCCGCTGGCAGGACGCCCATGATGTACGGCAACCCCAGGGCCCACGTGACCACAACAGCTGTACGCGGCGGCAGCAGCGTCATGTCCCCCGGATGGCTGCGGATGCGGCCCATCTGCATGGTGCGCCCGGAGTTCAGCTGTACGCGGTACGCTTGCCCGCGCGCGTCGCAGCTGAGGATGGTTCCCCGCTCAATGTGGGGTGTGCCTGCGCTCGTGGCACCTGCGAGAGGGCCGGCTCCTCGCGGATCGGCCATTCCTTCAGGGATGAGCGGGTCAGGCGTGTTGTTCAGGCGCCCAGAGGGACGCGGAGCGGAGCGACGGGCCATGCCCGAAGCGTACGCTACAGAGCGTTCACGGTGGAGTCGCCGAGGCCCGAATCCCCGAACGTTCCCATGCGGTTGTACGTGGGCTCGGGGAAGACGTTGGGCGCCAGCCCGAGGACGGCGTCCATGAGCGCGCGGCCCACCGAGGGGACTTCCATCGCGTCCGACGCTTGGTAGGGCAGGATTCGGTCGCAGAAGCCAGAGACCTGCTCCATGACCATCGCCTGACCCGCGCCGATCTGCATGCCCCAGGAGTTGATCATGCAGAGCTCCAGGTAGCAGGACGCGACGAGCGTCCGGCTCTTGGTGCGCATGATGACCGCCATGCCGAAGGGGATGTAGAAGAGCTCCGAGTCCAGGTTGATGAAGAACTGCGAGGTCGGCGCGCCTTCGAACGCGGCCGGGTCGTCGAACTTGTCAGGGTTCAGCCCGCCCACTTCGACAGCGTTGTGATAGAGCGCCCGCAGGAGATTGCGGCCGTTCATCATGACGCGCTGCACGTTCCAAGACGACTGGCTCTTGCCTCGAAGGAAGTAAGAGCGGCCCGATCCGATCGCCATCATCGGCGTCACGGGCGCTTGGGTCTGCACTCCGAACGCCGTAAACATCCCCAGCGCCATGAGGGTGCGGGGGGTGTTGCGCTCGGGGCGCGCGACGGAGCGCCGCGCCGGACCGGCGAGCAGCAGCGTGTCGTCCGGGTGCGCCGCGTCGTACGTGGCGTTGTCGAGGACGCGTTCCACGTGGTTCCGCTGAAGGGACCACGTGGCCAGGGACTTGGTGACGCCGATCGGGTACGTAGGCATGGCTCTCTACTCCGTAGGATAGGATCTGGGTTCAGTGCCCGTGCGCCTTCGCGCGGTCATAGAGCGCTGAGCCCATGAGGGCGAGACCGGCGAGGTCTTTTGCGGAGGGTCCTCGATCAGCCGGGTTCGTTGCGAGGCTGTGCGCGGTCGTAGCGCCAAGACCAAGGAGCCCCGCCGCGTCGAGCGCCGCGTGCAGCTTGGGGTGGGTGTGAGGGTCCACGAGCTTGGCTCCGATGAAGGAGCCGTAGCTCGCGATGTCAGCGAGATCGCTGGCTCCCAAGTTCGCCACCTTCAGGCCGACAGCGTCGAGGACGAGAGACCCCGTCTTGGGTTGACCGCCGATACCCATGACGGACGCGCCCTGTCCGGCAGCCATGGCGCCCGCCACGGGCGCGATCACGCCCGTCGCTTTGCCGGCCATGTTCAGGGCTTTTCCTCCGCGACCTGCAGAGGCAAGAGCGCCCGCTCCGAACAACCCCTTTCCGAAGTTGCCGGCACCACGCATGGCGCTTCCTGCGCCTCGCGCGATGGCGCCCCAGAACGCGATTTTTTGTTTCGCGTCCATCAGGGTCACACCACGAGGTGGAAGGCCACCGTGTTCAACGGGCGAGCCACGCGACCGTTGAAGAAGAGCTCGATGCGATCGGCAGCGAATTCGCTGACGCCGATCGAGCTGATTGACCCTTCGAGAAGGGGGGGACCGAAGCGCGCGACGCGCCGGCCCTTGAGCTGCTCGGCGCCATCCGACACCGCGCGCGCCAGTTCGTTCACCGTCTCGGGCAGCACGTTGTACTGACCAATAAACGTCTCCAGGATGTCCTGCATGAACATGGAGATGAAGTCCACGTTCTTGACTACCGAGAGCTCACCCGTCTCGATGGCCGTCGGGTCCGTCGTCAGCTGGTGGATGCACTCGGGCAGCGCGCTGGGCGTGCGCTGCACGCACACGAACAGCCCGCCGTCGGAGAGGCGAGACAGCTGGGGCTCGCTGAAGTAGCCCTGCGAGTGGACCAGCTTCGTGAACCCGATGAAGGTTCCGTTCGTGAGACCCGCCTGCGGGGGAATTCCTGCGATCACGCCGCCGACGGCGCAGGCGAGGTAGAAGCTCGGCTGAAGTCCGGCGAGGGTTCGGGTCGTGGGCACCGCGCGAGCGAGAGCGCCGTCGCGGAGATCCGCGACTTCAACTTGATCGGGCCACATCACCGTCAGGCGCTTCGATCGCACCGACTGTGCGATCGTCACGAGGGCGAGCAGCTGATCTTCCAGCGAAAGGGCGCGCAGGATCCGGTAGTTCTGCGCGTTCGGCGTGGTGTTGTCGATGAAGCGGTCCTGAAGATCGCGCGCGAAGAAGTGCGGGAGCTCCTTGGCGACGGAGCCCGAGTCATCCTCTCCGTTGGCGATCAGCAGCCTGTTCTCGTTCTGGACGGTGCTCACCTTGTAGCTGAGCACGCGCCCGTCGTACGCCGTCGGTCCGTAGTTGTTCGGATCGAGCGGGAACTCGATGGTGTCTCCCGGAAGGACTCCCGCCGTCAGGAACGACGCGCTCGCGTCCTCCAGTCGGTTGAACAGATCGTCGTTGAGCGCGACGGTCGCCGTGCACGATCCGGTCACGGGCACGACGGAGGTGTACGCGTAGCGCTCGGTCCAGCCGAGCGCGCCGTTGTTGGCGTCCGGGATCACCGCGCCCGCGTTGACGACGTCTACCTGGGTGGCGCCGCCGAACGCGGAGATCAGGAACGTTCCGTTGTTCGCGGGGCTCGCTGCTCCCGTGATGGTCAGGTAGCGGCCAACGCTCAGCGCTGACATGCCGGACACGCCCGTGATTCGCATCTGGCCGCCGCCTGCGCCAGCGACGATGCTCGCCGCCGCGCCGGTTTGCCCGGTGAGCGCGTCGCGCGTCGCCTGGGTCGCGGGGTCGACGACCTGCGCGCCACCTGCCTGCACGCCCGCGAGCAACAGCGCCGAGACGACCGAATGGGCGTTTACGGCGTTCACGACCTGCGTGTGCGTGTGCGTGGTGCCGTCGACCGTGACGGTGATCGCGAAGCCCGCAATCGAGACCGTGACGGCGGGCAGACCGGGGCTGGCGACGTACGTGATGGTGTACGGGCCGCCCACGGTCGTGGGGTTCTTCATGGTGTAACGCGCGGTTCCGAGCGTTCCACCGGCGCCGGTGGAGATGTCGACCTGCGCGAGGTTCGACACCTTGACCGTGCCGTCGGGCGCGCGGATCAGGACTTCGATGTCCCCCGCGACGGCTCCCGCCGCGTCGTCCCAACGCGACGAGCCGGGCACCACTTCGAAAGCGCTCGGGTCACCGGGGTTCGGGTAGTTCTTCGAGCTGTTGACGTGTCCGAGCGTGTGCGTTCCACGCCTGTTCTGCCAGTCCGAGGAGCTGGGCGTCAGGCCGATCGTGACGGAGTCGCCCGGCAGCACGGATTGCACGCTGATCGAGCCCGTGGAAGCTGCTGCGAGCGAGACGGTGCGGTACTTCGCCGTGTTGACGCCCGAGGGCTGCTGCGACACGCCCGAGATCGAGCCCGAGTAGATCGCTTCCGTCGTGGGCAGCGGAATCGAACCGAGCACGATGCGGAACTTCTGGATCACCCCGTTCGTCTGCGCGAAGTTGGGGTCCGCGAGCTGGTCGAACTCCGCCTTGTACGCGGCGTGGATGTTGATGTCCTGCGTGAGCGGGATGAAGCAGTACAGATCACGCCTGGGGGACAGCGCGCCGCGCGCAGCCGTGTGGCCCGCTGCGTCGTCGGTGGCGACGCCGTAGAAGTAGATCGGCACTGCGCCGCCGTTCTGCAGGGCGAGGTAGACGCCGACCGCGAGGGGGTTTCGGCTGTCGATCTTGCCGAGGCCCAAGAGGGTCGAGACACCACCGACGACGCGCACGTCATCGGCCGTCACGGACCCCACTTCCTGAAGGTCCTGACGAAGCGCTCGGTACGCCAGATACAGCTCGGCGTAGGACAGCGCGCGCGACGCGGTCGTGGTGGCCGGGGCGGGCACTGCGACCGTGGCGACGGGCGTCAGCTGCACCGACAGCGTGATGCCGCCCTTGATCACGAGCTTGTCGGATCCGGGCTCCGGGAACGTCACGATCGTGTCCGTGGGGTCGAGCAGGTCCTGCGACGCCAGCGTGCGCTCGATGCGGATCTCGCCGTTCGCGTCGTAGGTCCACTGGCCCAGGCCCACGCCGGAGTCGGGGAGCTGCTGCGTCAGACGGAGCTTGTTCTCGTTGCCCGGCGCCACGAGGCCCGAGCCGTTGGGCTCGCCCACGCTCTGAACGACGCGCACGACGGTCTGTTCGACTCCCGCCTGCGACGACGTGAGGATGATCTTGTCGCCCGGCTGGATCCCCGCCGCGACGAAGTCTGTCGTGACGCCGCCCGTGATCGACACGAGCGTGCGATCCGCCGAGGTCGTCGTGACGCTGCCCCCGAACACCGGAGCGATCAGCGCGTTCAGGTAGGTGGAGCCGAGGACGACGTGCGGCAGGCGCAGCACGGCCTTGACGGAGTCGTGATCGACCTTCGATCCTGCGCTCTGGCCGGGGTATCCCCCGTCGAGCACGGTGACGGCTGCGCTCCCGGACGCGGGCGGCTGATAGCCCGTGTACGTGCCGTTGCCCGCGCGGGACTCCAGCTGTCCGTACGCCGACGTGAGCAGGATGGTGCTCGCATCATCGGGGTAGTCGAACAGGTCGTACGCCGGACCCAACACGACGGTGTTGAGATCGGGCGTGTTCGGCGTCGCCTGCGGCTGCGCCAGCTCTTGAAAGATGAGAACGAGGGGGCGTGCCATGGTGTTCCTCTCCGCTGTCGGCTGAAAGATAGGAGTTCTTTACGGCGTTGCGCTCATCGCGCGTTGCGAAGGTCGAGCGCGCGCAGTTCGAGTGCATCTTCGTTTCCGAAGTTCATTTTTGCCGCGATCTCCTTGAGGAGCGGGGCGATGGGGCGCGTACGCCACGCGAACTTGATCATCGTCGTCAGGGTCACGGTCGTGACCCAGGACTCGACGTTGGAGCTCGTCGGTCGGTAGGGCTGCGTGTCGCTCAGCGTTGGAGCCGTGATGTCGTGAATGCTGAACGCTTCCCGAATGTGGTTGCGGGAGCCGAGCAAAAACGCGAACACCACGTCGGCGAGCGTGGCGCTGACTCCGCGCGTCCTCCCGATACAGAGCACGGACAGGGGCACATTGGCCCACGCGATGAACAGCTCTGTCATCGAGGGCAAGTCGATGTCGGCGCGATGACCGACGGCTACTTGTTGCGGCTGCGTTACGCCCTTTTCTACCAAGAGGGATGGCGTTCGATCGCGTGCGTCGGGCTCGTCGGTGTACTGGCTCTCGATGTAGATTCGAGTCTGTCCCGTCTCGGGGTTCAGTGGCTGCGCGTCAGCGGCCCAGATGTAGGGGTTGTCTAGGGCGTTGCTTCCGCTGAACCGCGCTTGAAGGCAGTTGGTGAGCACCGCGACGAGGGCCATCGGGGAGCCGGGGAAAATGTCCGAGTGCTGGTCATCGACTCGGGCTGTTCCAAAGAACGGGCGGACGTTGGTCATGTTCAGTACAACGGCTCGATCGCGTTCGGGTTGAGAGCGTACCGATAGAGTACGTTGTCGTGTGGGAGCTCTTGGCCCGACACCTCTTGGTGCGCGGAATTCAGCTGAATCTGCGTCTCGACCTGTTGATCCAGCCGGAAACGCCGATTGTCGGACAGGCGCACGAGCACGTCGTCTCGCTCAAGGGTCGGATAGTCGGGGAGCCAGAACGAGCCGTCATTGGCGTCGCTCTTTTGGTTGGGCCCCACATTCGAGGTGTTGGACGTCACGTTGCTGCGTGCGTAGGTCACGAAGGGCGTCCAGTAGCCCCCAACGAAGCCGGTGCCCCAGCACGTGACGCAGTTGGGGCGTACGACTTCTTTGGTGCGCTTGTCGGTGCACTTCAAGCAGCGCTCCCCCCATCTGCGACGCTTCAGAACGACGACGCGTGTGCCGTTGAACTTGAGCGTCAAACGGAAGTCGCGCTGCGTCTTTCGCAAGTACTGAGACATCTTGCGGTCGGTAAACGCGGGGCCCGTTTCTTCTCGACACTCCAGTTGCGCGCCGGATGGCAAGAGGCAAACGACGCGGTAGTGAACCTCTTGAAAGAGGCGCAGGGAGTTGGGTTGAAGGTTGTCGAGCGTCGACGCGATGGAGTTGAAGGCGTCCTTAAACGCGTACTGGTCCGTTCCAGAGAAGATCTGTTCCCATGGACCTTCCGGGCCGCCGCTTCGATACAGCGTAAAGAGGAAGACACCGCTCTCTGTGGGAGAAACGCTGTCGATCGTCCACTGCACGAAGTAGCCGTACGGGAAGAGCGCGCTGAGGCGTGTGATCTTCAGGTTCATGGCTGCGGGGGGCTCCCGGCGGATTCTTGGGCTTCACCCGTCGGCTCCGACATGTGATTGAACGCGCGCCGCATGGCGTAGTGCTTGGTCTCTTGGCTCCCGGCCAGCGTGTGCGCGAGGTTCCAGGCCTTCGACTCTGGGAGTCGGGGGTCGAGATTGTCGGTGTCGAACTTGCCCTCAGCGACGGGAGTCACGTTTGTTTCGGGAGAGAGGCCCGCGCCTTTGACGAAGGTCCCAAGGTCCATGCCGCTGGGCTGCATTTCGCGCCCCAGCACGGTAGCCAGCACGGGGCTGGCGCGGCCCGGCACGCTCTTGAACTGCGCGTAGCCCAAGACACGTCCATCGCGACCACGTAGAGGCAGGTGGTAGCGCCCGGGCGGGAGGCCCATCGCGTCGATGGCCCGCTGCAAAGGGGCCACGTTGCTACGCGCGAAGGGCGTGCGCTCCTCCATGCGGTCGTGTGCGTGGGCCGCGCCCTTTACGGCGTATGGGGGCCCCTCGTCGACAGGCCGATCGTACCAGTTGAAGAAGTCGTTCGCGTTGAAGGAGCCGCTGACTCCGAGCGGAACCTCTTCCTTTCGCGAGGCTTCACCGGATCGACTCGCGGGAGAGGCGACACCCGTGCCTTCGGTGACAGGCACAACATGTTGAAGGCGTTGCTCCGTTGTCCTCATCGGGTCACCGGCAACGTGGCTTGCTCTCCCGCTTCGAATTTGTCAGCGGTCGAGCGCTGAGCGGCAGAGGCCGAAGACTCCAAGAAGTTCTGCTTGTAGTCCCCGGGCGAGGGTTGGCGCAGAGGCCCATGTTGTGCGCCCTCGCTCTTGTACTTGGGCGAGCCCATGGACGGCGGCTTCGGCGCTGACACAGCAGTGGATACACCGCTTGTCGCGCCGCTCGTTGCGCCAACGCCGGTTGCTGCGTGCTTTTCAGCACGCTCCGGGATGCGCTGGTCACGCGACGCGTCGTCATACTCCCGCACCATGGCAGGGGTGATGCCGTGCTTGCGCGCGGACTCCGTGTGGAAGAAGCGCCGCTGGCGGTCGGAGACGAAGGGCATACCCGAAGGATAGCCCTACCGCCCCCGCTGCTCAGCGATCAGATCGAGGACGGCGGGGTGTCGAACACCAGCTGCTGCATCGACTCGGAGTTGCCGATGCCGATGCCGGGCGCCGCGTACGAGAAGAACGTGATGATGTCGGCGCGCTGCTCGATGAAGAGCGTGGCGTCCTGGAGGAGGAAGAAGTTCCCCAGGAAGTTCTGCGGGCTGAAGATCCAGCACTCGCGCGGGTTGTAGATGTCGGTCTTCGCGGTCGTGATGACCGGGATGCCCCAGAGGCGCTCTTCCTTGTCGATGCCGTCCTGGTAGTGGGCGCGCGCGATGGAGTCGCCGACCAGCGTCGCCGGGAGGTTCATGGCCTCGCGGTAGAGGCTGTTGGTCATGAGCATCTTGCCGATGGGGCGGCGGCGGCCGTCCATCGCCTGGAAGCCCTTCACGAACGCGCCCGGCGTGAACGCGCTGACGTTCGAGCGCTGGTTGGCCGCGTTGCGGTTCACCAGGGTCAGGCACGTGCGGCGGAAGTACAGGTCCTCCTGATCGGCGAGGTCCTTCACGCTGTTGTCCGCGAGGATCTTGCGGATGTCGTTCTGATACGACATCAGCTTGAACTTCGACTTCGTGAAGAGGTCGCTCTGGGTCTTGCCGAAGTAGACCACGTAGCGCTTGCCTCGGAACCAGCGCGCGCGCGGCGTGCCGTCGAACTGCACGTACGTCGCCGCGCTGTCCGGCTCCTTCTCGACGATCTTGCGGGGCTCGTCGCTGTCGACGTCCCGATCGATCTCGTCGTCCTGGAGCGGCTGCGGCGGCAGCACCATGCGCACGGCCGCTTCCTGGCGGACGATGCTGCGGATGAACGCCGTGCCGGCTTCTTCCGCGAGCTTGGTGTTGCCAGAGCCGAGCATGCTCACGAACTTCTGGTTCAAAGCACTCGCGTTCTGCTGAACGGTTTCCGTGTTGTACATCGTCGTCGTCTCCCGATCTCGGTGAAGAGGTTAGTGGTAGTGAGATCAGCCTCGGAGACCGAACATCACGTGCAGGATGCCGTTCTGGAGGCCACGGTTCCCCACGTAGCCGACCACCTGAAGCGCGCTCACGGGGTTGGTCTTCGCCTCGAACTTGCCCGCGTTCACCACGAGCGGCGCGCCCGGCGGGAACGTGACCCCGTTGAACTGGTCCGTCAGGCACTCCAGGACGCCCGCCAGCACGACGAGCTTGCCCAGGTACGCGCCGTCGAAGTCGTCGTCGCCGCCGTGCACGAGGCCCGTCGGGATCGGAAGGGCCGCAGCGAGGTCCGGGGACGTCGCGAGACCCCAGTACCCGTTGGCGTTGAGGGTCACCACCATGCCCGGAACGATGGTGCCGGGCTGCGGGGTGCCCTGGCTGTCCGGCGTGGTCACGCCGGTTCCGGCGTCGATCGCGGTGGCCGCCTCCTGCGCCAGAACGTCCGAGATCCAGAGCGCGGCGTAGGCGCCCGGGTTCGGCTGGGCGGAGATCAGGTCGTAGTTCGAGTTGAGCTTCATGTCACTACCTCGTTGGGGATGTTAAGCGCCGCACAACGCTGCGGCGCGGGACAGCGCGTCAGTCGTTGTAGGTCCCGTTGAGGATCGTGTCCTCGAACGCGTCCCAGGCGAGCTTCGTGGCCTCTGCCGAGTCCGTGGGCGCGGCGCCGGGAGTGCGCGTGCCGCTGGGCGAACCGAGCGGCGTAGGCCGCTCGGGCGCGGCGGTCTTGAGCATCCGGCCGAACACCGTCTGCAGCTCTTGGTCATCGGCCGCCGAGAGCTTCTCCTGCACCGCAGCAGGGAGATCCTCTCCGGTCTGCTGGTGATACAGCTCCCGCAGCATCTCCGCGCTGCTGGCGCGCTTCTCTTCGGGCACCGTCGGCGAGGGCGTCGCGGCGGGGCGCGCGTCGAAGTCTTCGGCGAGCAGTTCGAGAGCGGAGGCGATCTTGTTGAGCGCGGTGGTCATGGCGACGAGATCCGTTCGTGAAGGAGTGTAAGGCCCCGCACGGCGCGTAGCGCGAGGGCGGACTTCTCGAAAAGCTGGACAGCGCGCGTGTTTTCGACACAACGCACCGCGTGCGCGAGCTTGCGCAGGGGCGCTCCGGGCCTCTCGTCGTCTTCGGGAAACACCGAGTCCGGGAGGCTCGGCGGCGCGGAGCGAAAGCCTGCCGTCTTTACGGCGTTCAGGCTGGCCCACGAAATCTCCGGGTCCGGCAGCGCGCGCAGCGCTCCCGCCACTGCTCGGACTTGCCCGGAAACGGAGTCCGGCAAGGCAGAGGCGGTCTTGGTCGTCTGCTCGGGCGCCCGAGGGAGGGTGCGCAAGACTTCATCGAGCGTCGGCATCTACGGCTCCACGAGGTGACGGCGAAGGACGGGGTCGAAGGCAGAGGCTTCGGAGGCATGCTTCGCTGCTCCGAGGCACTCCCTGGCGTCGCGAAAGTACTCCGCGACCTTCGGGGAGACGGCATCGAACGCCGCCTTGCGCAGGTCGCGATGCGCCTCGATCAGCGCTCGGCGGCGGTCGTCGTTCATCCCGCGCTCACCAAGAGCTTGCCGATCTCGTAGCCGTGGGCGTAGTGCTCGGCGGCCTTGACCTGGACGGCCTGCTCCAGCTCGGCGGCTTCGCGGTCTTCCGCTTCCTTGAGCTGCATGTCTTCCGACTGGGCCGCGCGCTCGACGCGCGCCAGGAACGCGCGGGGGTTCTCCTGCGCCTCCTTGACGAGCGCGACCATCTCGGGGTCCAGGTCTCCCGCGCCGGCCGTCTTCTCGCCGACCTGCGCCGCGAGCTTCTCCGCGACCTTCTCGTACATCCCGAGCTGCGCCATGAAGCCGTCGGCGATGGCTGCGCCGTAGAGGTTCGCCATCTTCAGGGAGCCCTCCTGATCCTGCGCCGCGAGGTCCGAGGCGAGCTTGTCGAAGATGGGCGCCGCAGCGCCAGCGGGGGACGCGGCGCTCGCCGTCTTGGTCTGCGTGACCGCCGCGACGGCGTCGGCGACGGCGCTCGCCGCCTTGGTCGAGGGCTTGGCTCCCGAGGGCTGGGCCTGGGTGCTGGCGGTCTTCGGCATCTGCTTGTTGAGCATATCGTCGAGGTTCATGGTGGGCTCTCCAGCTGTAGGTTAGTCAGCGCCAAACGAGGCGGCTGATGTTTTCGACGAGGCGCGCGACGTTCAAGCCAGGGGCTTCTTGGACGTCGTGAGCCTCGATCTCCGCGCCCGACACGAGCGTGGCGACCTTTTGATGCAGCGGCGTTGTCTCCAGCCACTGTGCATACGCTGCGCCGTTTTCGCGCGCGACCTTTTTGAGCAGGGCGTTGTAGTCGGGGGCGCCGACGCGCTCGATCAGATCGAACGCCGCCTTGTGCACGACGTCGGCCCGAGAGGGGCGGTCGTACCCTGAGACCTTCACGAATTCGGTACCGCCTGAAACGGGTAGGCCCTGATCCGTGACGTAGCGATTGTATCGATGGGGGCGAAACTGCTTTCGCAGCGCGCGCTGGGTGGCGTATCCGGCAGCGAGCCCGATCGGTAGCGACCACACGCCGCTACCTGGACCGAGCGCCGCGCGCAGGCCCCCAGCGTACAA